GGCTACATATACAGAGCACAAGATCAAAGCTGCACTAGGTAGCGATGAGTCACGCCTCTATGTAACTGCAGCTGACGATAGTTTTTCTACAAACCCTGCGTTTAACCCTACTCAGTACCTATCAGAGTTTGTAACAAATACACGCTTTGGCACACCTGCGATCGACGCTTGTTCACAGGGAACACTACCAACAAGCGGTATGACAATTTCAGTACCGTCACTTGTTACCTCAGCTGGTGGAGGATCAGGTGTAGCGCCTACCGTCACAGTAGAGGCCGAGGCTGGAGCCGTATCTAATACAGGTATGGTTACAGAATATCTAACCGGTACGGTAAGCAAGTATTCCGGTATGAATACGATTTCGGTCGAACTACTTGAGCGGTCAGACCCTAATTTTTATGCCGAGCTCACTAACCAACTTCAGAACGCGTATTTGACCTCTATTGACACCGCCGTACTCAGTGCACTACTCACAGCTAGCACAGCGGCGACAGCTACTACAGCTGACAGCGATGGAGTTATTGCTTTCAGCTCACAAGCTGCAGCAACAATTTACAAAAACACAGGTTACTTTGCTCAGAACTACGTAGGTAACGCCGCACAATGGCAGCTACTAATGGGAGCAACCGATACTACAAAGAGACCTATATATAATGCGATTCAGCCGATGAATGCGGCCGGTCAAGTAGGGCCTCAATCTATCCGCGGTAACGTACTAGGACTTGATCTCTACGTAGACAAGAACTTTACAGAAACTACAGTAGACGATGGATCTGCGCTAATTTTGGCTCCAGAGGCTTTCACAGTTTACCGTGGACCTCAGGCTTATATGTCAGTAAACGTCGTAAGCAACTTGCAGGTGCAGATTGCTATCTACGGCTTTATGGCAACGATTGCAAAAATGCCTAACGGTATCGTCAGATATCTAAAGGCGTAAGTAAAAAACTAATAGTCGGTAGGGCTCTTAGCCCTTTGAGCCCTACCGGCCTCTTTTAAGATTGGAGTATAAAGATGCCGGCTACATATGTAACCGAGGCCGAGCTACGCGCAAATCTTGGTATCGAAAATCTTTATAGCTCAGATATAATCGAAACGTGCTGCCAAACTGCGCAGGATCTCCTCAATCAGTTTTTATGGTTTGACTCAGCTCCAGTCGTAGGCGTAACGCTGCAAAATAACGTAGCTACTGCGATGATCGCTAACCCTATGATCTTTACTACGGGCCAGAGCGTTACCTTGAGTGGATGCGGCTCAACTTTTAACGGTACTTACACGATTACGGGTACGATGCCTTGGAGCGCAGGTACTACAAATCAAATACCTACTCTTGTATGGAACCCTTATTCTTGGAATTGGCCAGCCGGTTATAGCTTTATCCAGTTTGCTAAGACTGCCGCTAATGTCAATTTCCAGCGAGTACTACCTTATGGCTCAGCTGTAGGAGCAGATACTAAAACTAATTCTTACGCCACTACCCCGGCGATCCGCGAGGCCGCGATGATCCTTGCCGTAGATATTTTCCAAGCTCGCCAAGTCTCACAGACCGGCGGCGTGACGATCGACGGCTTTAGCCCTAGCCCTTACCGTATGGGTAACTCAATGATTGGCAAGATCAGAGGGCTTATAAGCGGCTATCAAAATCCTAATTCGATGGTGGGCTAAAGATGCCAGCCGCGATTACTACCCTACGTGCCTCACTAGCTGCAGCTTTGGCTAACGCTAACGTGTGGAATACTTACAGTTTTCCACCGCCTACAATCACGGCCAATAGCGTAATCGTGGCTCCGGCAGAAAATTACATCACCCCTAGTAATAATACCTACGCTGGTATTTCACCTTTAGCTAACCTTAAAATCATTATGACGGTACCTCTTTTTGATAATCAAGGTAACCTCAATGGTATAGAAACTTTAGCGGTAGCAGTTTTTAATAAGCTCGCTGCCTCTAATATCGTTATGAATATCGGCGGTATGTCTGCTCCCTCAGTGCTTAGCGTACAAAGTGGAGATTTACTTACTGCAGATTTTAATATATCCGTACTCACGAGCTGGAGCTAATAAATGCCATATACAGAGGATGACCTAAAGTTTTTGCGAAAGATCGGGCAGATCGTAGACGAGCCTGCACCGGTTAAAGTAGCAAAAGTAAAGCCTGAACCAACTACTACAAACGAAAGCGAGGAATAGGTCAATGGCCGTATTTCTATCTAATGGAGTGGTCGTAACCCTTAACTCGGTCGATCTCTCAGATCACGTAACGAGCGCCAGTATTTCGAGAATTTTTGAGGAACTCGAGGTCACGGCGATGGGCGACTCATCTCGTAAGTACGCTAAGGGACTCGAGACCTCAACGATTACTCTTGATTTCCTAAACGATACCGCTACTGGTGAAGTCCTACAGACTTTACAAGCTGCCTGGGGTACTACAGTGCCTCTAACACTTAAGCAGACTAGCGCTGCAATTTCAGCTACTAACCCTGAGTATCAAACTACAGTACTTGTTAATAACACTACAGATATTAACGGCGCAGTAGGAGATATCTCTACTCAGTCAATTACGTTTACTTGTAACTCACCTATCGTAGTAGACACGACCGTATAACAAACTAACAAAGGGGCAACAAATGGCACGACTCAAAATAACAAGGGCTAACGGGGACGTAACCGAGCATCAAATTACGCCGCGTATCGAGTATGCCTTTGAGATTTACGCCAAGATGGGGTTTCACCGCGCTTTTAGGGAACTAGAGCGCCAGACCGATCTCTTTTGGCTGGCTTGGGAATGTATTAGAAGCACCGGCGAAACCGTAAAAAATTTTGGCCCGGAGTTTTTAGATACGTTAGTAAAGGTCGAGGTCCTAGACGATGAACCTTTAGGCTAGGGCGAGACTCTCTAACTTATCAGGTAGCCCAGCTATCTATTAGGTTAGGGATCTCGCCTCAGTCGGTCCTCGATCTCGATATAGAGATGTACAAGATGTTAATACAAGTGTTAAACGATCAAGCTAAGGAGGCCGAGCGTAATGCCAGTAGAAGTAAAAGGCGTTAAGGCCACTCTCAAAGCCATACGTAAGGTGGATCCTGAGCTACTTAAAGAAATGAATAAAGAAATTAGAGCTGTAATGATCCCTATTAGGGATAAGGCTCGAGGCTACGCACCGTCACCTCACCCTGATAATCTTTATAATTTTGGCGATGGCGCTAAAGATCAAAAGATCACGGCTCGTACCTCTGCTTTTCGTGAGTCCACTTTAGGCGGCACGGTCGGTAGATTGTTTCCTCTTTATAATCACGATCAAGTTACAAAAGGTATTTACTACGCTCAACCTGCCGGTGAACGTAATAAAAACGGCTGGCGAGCTTTGTACTATGTAGCTAATAAGTCAGCTGCAGGCGCGATCTATGAGACTGCAGGCCGAGCTAATCCGGGCGGCTCCTCTCGTAGTGAGTCGAATAATCCCGGAGCTGGTGCTCACTTTATTAGTCGTATGGGCCCTCTCTATGGTGAAAGCCGCGAGGAGCGAGGCCGTATGATCTTTAGAGCGTGGGCTGAGGATCAGGGTAGAGCTCAAGCAGCGGTAATTAAAGCTATAGAAAATACAGTAAATGCCTTTAATCAAGGCCGATACAGTAAGGCCGCATAATGGCGCGTAACTTACCTAGCCTAGTCGTAAGCGCCGTAACTACCTTTGACGGTAAAGCCCTGAGTAAGGGCAGTAAACAAATCTCGGCTTTTGAGAAAGGCGCGAAAAAAGCCGGTGGAGCTCTAGCCGCTGCTTTTAGCGTACAAGCTATTGTAAAGTTTGGTAAAGAGGCCGCTAAAGCTTTTATAGAGGATCAAAAAGCAGCCTCGCAGCTTGCTCAGTCAGTTAAAAATCTTGGGTTAGCCTTTGAGACTCCTAAGATCGAGCGCTTTATATCGGAGTTAAGCGCCGCCTCAGGTGTGACCGATGACGTTTTAAGGCCAGCTATGCAGCGCCTATTACAGACTACGGGCTCAGTTACTAAGTCTCAAGAATTACTCACACAAGCACTAGACATAAGCCGCGGCAGCGGTGTCGATTACGAGACCGTAGTTTCAGATTTGAGCGCGGCATATGTGGGAAATACTAAAGGCTTAAAAAAATACTCTTTAGGACTTACTAACGCTGAACTAACAAGTATGAGTTTTGCCAAGGTACAGGAGAAACTTACCTCACAATTTAGCGGCGCTAATGCCGCCTACCTTGCTACTTATGCCGGTCAGCTCGAACTACTTAACACTGCAGCCGGTGAGGCTAAAGAGAGTATCGGTAAGGGGCTTGTAACCGCTTTGCAATTATTAGCAGGTGAGGGTAACACGGTCCAACCTCTAGCTGACTCTATGGCAGATTTTGGTACATACATAGGCGATGCGATTATAGGTACAGGCGTTTTAATTGACAAATTAAATAAAATACCTGGTATGGGCAAGGCTGGCGGTAAGGTCGGAAAATCTATCGCTATGGCAAACCCCATTACTGGCGGTTTACTTGCATTAAAAGAGGGTATAGATGAATTAAGTAAAGCAGGCGCAGAATATACGGCGGCTAGGACTATACCTACTCAGGGTTATTATGGATCTATGGCCGTCGGTATTTATCCAACGGCTGCTGAGGAGGCTAAGCGTAAAAAGGCTGCCGATGATGCGGCTAAACGTGAAAAGCAATTAGCAGCTGATAAAGCTAAATCTGCTAAATTGGATAAGCAAAAGATATCTTTATCTAAAGCCGCTGCCGTTTTCGATAGCACCCGTATCTCACTAGCTGCAGCTCTCAAAGCTACATACGATAAAGAGACAAAGCTACGCCTAGAGGCGCTTATGCTGATCGAGCAGGACAAAGGCGACGAGGCTCTAAAGAAAATCGACGAGCTCGCTAAATTCCAGAAAAATGCCGATATGCAGCGCCTAGCTGGAGTGGAGACAATTAGCAGCGCTACCCTCGAGTCTCTTAATAAGCAGCTACTTACAGAGCTTAGAGTTATAAATGATAGCAAGATGGCCGAGGGCGATAAAGAGCTAGCACGTGAGGAGGCGTTTAAGAAATATAACGCCGCGATAACGTCTGCCGGTACGCTAATGGCTAAAGAGGCTTATAGCGAGCGCGTACAGATCCAATTAACCGAGATAGCCCGACTAGCTGCTATTAGTAAAACTTACAGCGCAGCGGCTACCGCTAACCTTTTGCTCGAGTCAGCCGAGCTCTCTATGATCGACCGAGTAGCTATAGCTCAAAAGGCGGCAGACGATCAGCGCCTAGCAGCTCTTAAAGAATATCAAAATGTACTTAACGGTATCGGCGGCGCTCGTAATGACTCGGCAGCCTCCAGAGACCTAGGCCCACTTGGCGGACTAGCTGCAGGGGTTATCGCTGGTGTAATTCCAAGCCTATCT